CATCGCCAACCTGGAGCGCGAGACCGCTGACGGGTTTGTGATGACTGCCCACTACACCGTCACCGCCGAGGACGGCACCTACAGCAGCGGCGCATACGGATCACTGGGCTTTGAGCGCCCGGACAAGCTGATCCCGTTTGCTGACCTGACTGAGGAGATGGTGATCGGCTGGGTCAAGGATGCTTTCGGCGCCGAAAAGGTAGCCGAGATCGAAGCCGCCCTACAGGCGCAGCTTGACGAGCAGCACCATCCCAGCAAGGCCAGCGGAACGCCGTGGCAGTAAAGGCAAAGGCCGGCGCCGCGCGGATCGAGCACCAACCCGGTCCGCCCAAAACTACCCGTCAAGGGTATGGGCAACGTAGCCGTCCCCGACGCAGAGGCAAGAAACCTTTGCGCGGCCAGGGTCGCTAAACTGATTACATGATCGAGGTCATCGCTGCTATTGCTGGAGCGTCGATCTCCGTTGCCGCGATGGGGGCGATGGGCTTTAGCCGTCGCAACGATGAAGCACGCGAAGCTGTAATTAGACTGACCGCTGCCGTAGAGCATATTGCCACACAGCTAGAGGTGCTGCATACGGACATCAAGGAAGACCGCAAGGAAACTTTTTCACGTCTTAATGGCGTTGAGCAGCGCGTGACTATGCTTGAGGCACGGCCTACACGCTAACCCCGTGGACTTCCTTTCTCATCCCGCCTTCTGGATCATCGTCGCTGCTGCTAGCGAGCTGATCGCCATTAGCCCGCTGAAAAGCAACAGCATTGTGCAGCTGGTGTTTCACGTGCTGAACTTGCTGAAAGCAAAAAAGCGCTGACCTCGTTCGCTATTCGCAAACAGCGATTCGAGGCCCAGTTGCCGGCCAAACTAGACCAAGCCGAAGCGGACTGGCACGCAGCGCAGCCCGTAGGCCCTGAGCCGGTGATTACGCATCACCCAGTAGACGACACACTGCAAACCGGAGATAGCCGCCTGCTTGGCGGTGCAATGGAGATCAAGTCACCATGGTCAAGCTGAGCGACCTGTTCCGGTACTACAAGCACGGCACGCCACACCAAATGGCGGCCATCTCTGAATTGGAAGCAGAGCTGTTAAAGGTAGCGCCGGAGCTGTTCAATAAAGACCAGTTTTGGTACAAGACATGGCAGGCCGGCGGCAAGCTGCATAATTATGGGCCAGCGATAAAGCTGATAAAAGAGTTTGAGGGCTGCCACCTAAGCGCTTACCCTGATCCGCTTAGCGGCGGCGACCCGTGGACCATTGGCTATGGCACCACTCGCTACAGCGATGGCCGCAAGGTGCAACGCGGCGACAAGATTACAGTTATTGAAGCCAGCAGCCTGCTTGAACTTGAGATAGACCGCATTGCCGCCAAGCTGCGTGCCACGGTGCCGTTTTGGAATGCCATGAGCGGCAACCAGCAATGTGCGCTGATTAGCTTTGCCTACAACCTAGGCAGTGGGTTCTACGGATCCGAAGGATTCGAGACGATCAGCAAACGGCTGAAGGATAAGGACTGGGCAGGCGTCCCTGATGCGCTGCTGCTGTACCGCAACCCCGGCACCAACGTCGAGGCTGGTTTGCTACGTCGCCGGCAGGCAGAAGGCAGGTTGTGGGTTGGCGATCAGCAGCAGGGAGCAGCCAAGCTGACGCCTAGCAGTCCGTTCAGCGCACGAATCACGCCGCACATCCGAATCGGTGAGTTTGCGCTAGACCAAGAGTCACGGCGCTTTGATCACCAGTACCAAGTAGATACCGCAGCTGAGCTGGCAGCATTCCTAGAACGCGCTCGTGGTGCATTTGGCAACAAGCCGCTCATCATCACGTCGGGTTACAGACCAGCAGCCATCAATCGGCAAGTAGGTGGTGCCAGCGGCAGCGAGCACCTATTTAATGCACCTGGCGTGGGTGCAGTTGACTGGTATATCAACGGCGTGGACATCTACAAGCTGCAGGACTGGTGCGTCAAGCATTGGCCATACAGCACTGGACTAGGCGCACCCAAGGGCTTTATCCACACCGGCATCCGCCAAGGCAGGCCGCGCCTCGCTTGGCCTTATTAGACTGCCTGTGTAAGCCGCTACCAACGGCATGGCGATCACGTCTACGCGAGTATCGCCAGAGCTTTTGGAGATACGGATACCGTACAACAGCACTAAGGAAGAAGCAACCTTTCTGCTGCTGTCGGACATCCACCTAGACAACCCAAAGTGCAACCGCAAGCTGCTGCTGCAGCACCTTGAGGAGTGCAAAGCGATTGGCGGCCATGCTTTGATGTTTGGTGATGTGCTTTGCCTGATGCAAGGCAAAAAGGATAGGCGCGGCAGCAAAGGCGACATCAGACCAGAGCACCTTGGCGGCAACTACTTTGATCTGGTGTTCCGCGAGTCAGCCGACCTGCTCCGGCCATACGGTGACATGATCCTGATGATGGGCGACGGCAACCATGAGACTGCCGTGCTCAACAATCAAGAGATCGACCCGCTAGAGAACGTGGTGCGACTCATGCGCAACGATGGCGCGGTCACCGAGCACATGGGTTACCAAGGCTTTGTGCGGTTTGCGTTCCGGCAGTCAGCTGGTCGTACACGCCGCTGCACGTTGTTCTTTCACCACGGCGCATGGGGCGGCATCGTCACCAAAGGTACCATGGGCGGCGGCCGGTACGCGCAGATCGCGCCTGATGCAGACATCATGCTTAACGGCCACAACCACGAGCGCAGCATTGTGGCACACCCGTGCTACCGCATCGCAGAAAACGGCAAGGCATGGATTGAGCAGCGCTGGCACTTGCAGACCGGCACCTATAAGCAGGAGTTTGGCGCTACTGGTGGCTGGGCGATTGAGCGCATCGTAATGCCTAAGTCACTTGGCGGGATATGGCTAACGCTGCGGCCACGAGAGCGCGGCGGCGTTGACATCTCCTGCAGGCCAACCGTATGAGACAGTACGTCCTTGAGATTGAGTACACCATTGTGGTGGAATCTGAAGACGACGACCCGGAAGAGGTATCGGACAATTTCGTGGCGCGGCTTACTGAGCTAGCGCCGTCCAACGATCACGTCCTGGGCCTCACGGTTCAGGTGTTACCCATCCCGGAACTGCGTGGATCATTTGATTGATGGCTCCAACCTCGTATCAAAACGCAGCGCAAAGCATCAATTTAGACAGCAAATTTTTGAAGCATGGGGCCATACATGCGCGTATTGCGGCGCCCCGGCTGACACGCTAGATCATGTCAAGCCGCGCCATAAAGGTGGCGCTACTGTTGCTTGCAACCTTGTACCGGCCTGCAAGAATTGCAACCGTAAGAAAGGCAGCGAGGAATGGCGCGAATGGTTTAGCCGTCAAGATTCGTGGTCTGTTGATCGCGTTCTAAAGATTCAGGATTGGTTGGTTGATTGAGCATCTGATGGTAAAAAATCAGTGCTTGCCACTGCTGCCTGTGCTCTCGGCACATACCGTTGAAGCAAACCCTCCATACATCCTGATAGCGGCTGATTGTTGGTTTCGACATGGCCAAGCGGGGTATTGCTTAATGGGTTGCTCATCAGCATACGAAGGCGGCTAATGCCACGACGCTCTAGGTTTTGCAGCTTGGTGCGGCTGACGCCTGTTTGCTGTTCAAGTTGCGCCCAGGTGACAGGCCGCGCAAGGTTTCTGGCATGGATTACTTGTTTGGTCAACGGGTCTAAGTATTTGTTAAAACAATCCATCAATTCGCGTATCTCTTGTCGTGTTTCTATCAGGTCATTGTCGTAGTTAGGGTCAGCAATGTTGTCACCGATGCATGTTGTCTCGGTGTCAGCAACTCGCTGGTCTAGGCTTGTCACTTTATAGGTTTGCTTTAACAGGTATGACAGCTCTTCTACGTCCATATCCAGTGCGCTAGAGATTTCGCTCATGGTTGGCTGTCTGCCGATCTTATGGCTTAGATCCTGCATGGTGCGGTTTATCTTGTACAGCATCTCATGCAAACTGGTTGGCAGGCGAATTATGGAGTCATGCTGGATCAATGCCCGCGTAATGCCTTGCCTGATCCACCAATAGGCATAAGTTGAAAACTTGTAACCGCGTGACGGGTCGAATAGCTCAACCGCACGCGCAAGGCCGATATTGCCCTCTTGGATCAAGTCCATCAACTCAAGCGTCTTGTTGCTGCGCTTGTCGTACTTGCGGGCTACATGGACTACAAGCTGCAGGTTGGACTTAATAAACCGTTGCCTAGCGCGTTCACCGCTTCGCAACTCGCGTTGCTCATCACGGGTTAGCTCCCTGTCGCATTGTCTTAATTCTTGCCATCTAATGACACGCCTGCCAAGTTGTATCTCTTGCTGCGGTGTCAGTAGTGGATATTTGGCGATACTGTTGAGGTAGTCTTTGATGCTGTCAGCCATGATGAATCCATTAGTTCACACAATGGAAGCACAGTTCCACGGCGCTGCCAACGCTAACATGTTGCGCTAGCTACATGCAGCAAAAGATTGGAATGCGTTACTTGAGTACAGCTTGCTACTGGCTGAGCAGGAGGCTAGCCAGCGCTCGCAGATTAAGTGGCTAGCTGCCGAGGCGATGCGCTCATGCAGCATCGAGCCTTGGCATTTGGCTGCGGCTCAGGAACTGCTTGGAGGCAGCCACTAGCTTGTCATTGTTGTAGTGCCCAACCTGCGCATAGCTCAGCGCTGGCTGCTGGCTCATGCGAAAGAACACCATCTGACCAATCTTGAGCCCTGAGTAAATGGGCAGCGGCTGCAGCTGACGGGCGTTTTTCAGCTCTAGCGTTAGCGTGCTGCCATTCCAGCCGGGATCGGCATAGCCGGCGTGGAGGTTCTCATAGCCCTCCCTAGCGCGGCTTGACTTCAGGAAAAACAGGCCGGCGATATCTTCCGGCATGTAAAAGGTCTCGACCGTCTGGGCCAGCACAAACTGACCAGGCACCAACTCGTATGGATGCTCCACGGTGTAACCGCTGATGTCAAGCGGAATCATCTGGTGGCCTTGGACCGATTCAAGCATGATCAGGTTGCCAAGCCGTAAGTCCAAGCTGGCAGGATTGATCAGCTCTGGGTCATGGCCCTGCACCATCCCCTGAGTGACGATTAGGTCTTCGATTTCGGTGTCAGATAGGATCATTGATGTCGATAACGTGTTTACCAGTGCAGTGCTTAGATGCTGACCATTTCAGGTCATACTTTGAAACTTGAATTTCTGCCGGTTGCTTGGTGTACCAGCGGTGATTACACCCATCGCAGCGGCGACGCCTAACAATCGTACCGTCAGCCAATTGATTGGTCATAACGACATACGTCTGCTGACATGAGCAGCTAGGGCATCGGACTTGAACTGCTGGCACGTCTAACTCGGCTCATAGCATCGGACCTGAATTGCTTGCATGTATCTTCTAAATCTTGGGCCAGGACCGCAGCCGAACGCAGCAGCGTTGTAAGCGTCACCGGCTTCATATCACGATCCGTCGCATAGCGAATGGCGTGCCTAAAACCTTGACTGATGTTGCCGCCGCCAAGTTTGCGGGCAGCTTCGATCTCCTCGCGGCTCATGCGGATGTTCACCGTAAAGTTGCGGCCTTTGCCCTTGGCATTGCGGTCGCTTATTGGATCAGCCATTGCATGTACCAATTTGCTTTGCGCAAGGACTCGGTGCCTTGCTTGTGCTTTTCACGCCAGACATACTTAAGCACGTTGCCTTTGCAGTAGCCGCGAAACTCTTCTGGTGTGAGCGCTGCTTCGATAGCTTCGATGCATTCGATGCCGCCTTGTGTGTAGTGCGGCGGGTGGTTGACGACATCAGTCATCGAGTTGCTCCAGGGCGCGGCGGATGGTGTCCCAATCAGAATCTTCTTGGTAGTTGCAGGGGTATCCATCTTTGGACAGCCTTTGCAACGTTTCCAGCGCCTGCTCCTTCAAGCTCGGCGGCTTAGAGCGGCGGGCAGCGCGGAGATTGTCTGCTGTTTCGATGTCGGTCCAATCACGGACAAACCACTCACAACACGCCTCCAGCTCCTGGTCAGCCCCCCATTGAGCAGCACGGTTGGCGATGTGCAATTCATAAAGCCAATCGCGTTCGTCGTAGCATTTTTCTGAAGCCCATTGCTCCACTAGTTCGCGAGGTGGGGTGATGGGGTGGGTCATTGTTGAACCTCCTGCTCCAGTTGGGAAGCGATCTTGTCAGCCCACGCCATCAGATCACGAACGCGAACCATCTGGCTGCCGTCTTCAGGACCTTCAATGACACGCCAATGGCAAGGCGAGGTGTCCCTGATGGCGTTCTCTATGACAGCGCGAATCAGTTGAGCGCTGGTGGCGTGAAACTCTTGAAGTTTGGAACTGTAGTCAGTCATCGCTCGCCTCCTGCTCAAGCGCAGTAGAGGATGCAGTCGGTCCGCCGTAGTGCTCACGCAACCACGCCGCCACCTCGCGGATCGCGGCGCGGGCTTTGCCGTCACCTGCCGGGTCGAGCCCGATGATGCCGCGCACCCGCTCCACCAGCGAACTCCCAATTTGGGAAAAATTAGGAGTTGGCTTGGAGTTGGCCTCCAGCGCCTCGACCCTGGCGCGGAGTTCGAGGATGCAAGGCGCCCATGGCTGACTGCTGTGGCTGTGCCTTTCCAGCTCGTGCCACTGCTCGGGCGTTGCTTTGTGGTCAGTCATCCTGCTCTAGCTCCATCAGCTTGAGGATGTACTCAGCAAAGGCGACGTGGGTCATGACAGCATGGGTGCGTGGTGGCATCCCATAGCTGTCACGCCACCACTGCTCAAATGCTGTTTTGATGGCGGCTTCGTTCATCAGAATGCAGCCTCCTCAGTCTTGGTGCGTGGCAGGTACTCAAACCGTTGCACGTTCAGCACATGCTTGCTGCGCTTGGTGCCAGACTCTTTATCGGTCCAGTCTTGGCGGCGGATGGCACCTGTCACCATAATGCTGTCGCCTTTTTTGCAGTTGTCGGCAATCATCTCGCCGCCCTTGCCCCAGACTTCTACGTCAATGGCATTATTGATGTAATTGCCATCTTTGTCTTTGCCTTCGCTGATGCCACCACCGAAGTTGCAAACACAAGTGCCAGAATCAAAAAACTTAATCTGCGGTTCGCTAATAATACGAACGACGCCGGAAGCATAAAGGCTCATGGGTTGATGGGGGTAATGGAATTGGATTCTTCAAAGGCCAGCACATCCGCTATGGGATACCTGACCCGCGACTCACCTAAGGGCAAGCCGAACCGGGGGACCGTGTAATAGGACGGTCCTTGGTTACGCAGCCGCTGGGACTTGATGGTGCTTGGCTTCAAGCCCCAGCGTGCTGCTAGCTGTTCAGTCGTCAGATACAAGGTCAGCCTCCTTCTCAAGCATCTGCTGCAAGAGTTTGTCGTGCTGCTCTTGCGTCAGGTCGCCGTCCTCTAGCCGCTTTGCCATGCGGGGTTGCAGGTCTTCAAGGTCCTGCAGGCTCTTGGCCTTAGCGATGGCGGCAGCACCAGCGGTGAAGGTCTTGCTGGTGTCTTTGGCCTTGACAGCAGGCAGTGCAGGCGCGGCCTCAGTAGTGACCGTTACAGGCTCGGTGGCCTGGTCCATCTCGTCAGTGGTGTAGACGCCGGACATGTCAGCAGGGAACGCCTTACGCAGCGCCAGTGCCTCGGAGCATTTGGCGATCATCGCGGCAGGCATTTTGGACCACAGTCCTTGGCCGGCGTTGTAATCCGCAAAGCGGGCAACACCAACAAACGGGTGCTGGCTGCCTTTGCGCCAGATGGTGGTCTTAGCTGCAGCAGGCGGCTTGACTGCAAGCCACACATCACGCCAGTCGCCCTCCTCGCCGCACCATTCGGTTTGGCTGCCGTCAAGCTGTCCGGTGCGCTCGGCAATGGCACGGAGGCCATCAATGCCGGCTTGGATGGTCATCTTGCCGCCACGCTTGATGGCGTAGATCTGCTTGCTAAACGGATCTAGCCCCGTGCGCTGGCAGGCATAGGCAAACAGCCGCAGCTCGTCGTTAGTGCAGCCTGGCGCAATGGTGCTGCTGATCAGTTGGACCTGGTCAGGAGTCCAGGTAGTAATTGCTGTTGACATCAGAAGGTTTGGGTTTCGATGGGATTTGTCGCCCACTTAGGCAGGCTGATGGTCTGGATGATCGTGTCGCCGTAGCCCGGCCACACATTGGCGGCATGGCATCCGGCGATCACGTCCATGCCATTGTCCCGCATGGTCCGCCCTAATGCAAGGGCTTCAGCGTCAAGCTCGTAAACCGCGACGGCGTGCGGGTAGGTCTTCTCGACTGCCACGAACACAAAGCGCTGGCAGCGATCTGACAGTCCTTCGAGGTAATGCGCTGCCTGGATGTGGTAGCCAAAGGTGGCCACGCTGCGGGCGAACGCCTGCGGGCTGGCGTCGGTGGTGGTCTTGATGTCCACGATGGTGCTGCCCTGATACCAGTCCGGGCGGCACTTGCAACGCATGCCGGTGGCTAGGTCATCCCACCAGAACGACTGCTCGGCTTTGCCCTCTTTAAGCAGTGCATACGCTGCAGAGTGTGCCTGCACCGCAGCGCTCATGCCCATGGCAAGCGCCATGTCTGAGCTGGTGACTACCTCGATGCCATCGGCCTCCATGGCCGCGGCTTGCTCTTTGCCGGCCTTGGTGTTGCGTGGTGCGCAGATGCCGTAGCGCTGCAGCAGCTCCTCTGGTTCGAGAATGGCGCAATGGGCAAGGCTGCCCAGCTTCATTGCAGCGGTCGGTTCAACCGGTTTGCGGTTGGGGTCAACGTACCGGCTCCAGTAGTGGTAAGGCGATTGCATTACCGCTTTGAGGTGACTGGCGCTGACGGCCGGGTCGGCGTGGTACTGCTCGTTAGTGATCGTCATTTCTGCCTCAGTTGTCGGTGGATCAAGGTCTGGGGTCCAAAGCAATGCTGCAGTTGGGGGAATGCCTGCAGCAGGGTCTGCCGGTTATTGGGGTCAGCCACCAACCCTGCATCGGCAAGGCGGGAGATGAACCCGCCGCCGTGCTGCTTGGCGGTCTGGAATGTCCAGAAGTCGTCTGATGTCATGGTTAAGCCAGTGCTAGGCGGACGCGGTAACGGCTGATGTGCATATGCTCCGCAATGCGGCGCTGCGACCAGCCATAGCCACGCAGCCGCTTGGCGCGTTGCTCGGTTGACTCCGTTGCCCATAGCAGCAGCAGCAACGGCAGCAGCAACAGGACAAGGATCAGGGTCAGTGTGGTTGTCATGGTGTTAACGCGGGTGGAATGATGGACTCAGTCGAGCCCGTAGACCCGACATAGGCGGCTGAACTCCGCCATATCGAATTGAGGATGCGACATCCAGCGGTCAAGGCTGGCACTCCAGCGGTCCCACGCCTCCATGTCTGACCCGACGGATGCGATGCAAGCCGACTGGCAGCGCACGGCCATGTTGGTGGCGCTGGAGGGGAGCATGGCGAGAGGTGTGCGGGTCATGGGTGAAATCCGTTTGGGACCCCCATATCCTACACCATGGTCTGCCGTGGTCAAGCGTGCTCAGTCACAATCCGTAACGCATCCTCAACGCTGCGTGCCACGCCAGCAATGCCGCCAGCAGCCTGCACCGCATTCAGCCACTGCTGCTGCTCTGGCCTGAGCCGGCCGGTTGGGGTTTTGACCTCGATGGATAGGAACACAGCCACCTGGGTGCCGACCATGTCGGGCGTGACCGTGACTGTCCGCCAGCCGATCAGGTCAGCACTGCCCTTGCACAGGCCGAACTGCACCGGGCGTCCGTTGGCATCCTTAAGGGTGCCGGTGTTGTTGCGGAAGACTTTGGTATCACCGTGGCTGATGGCCAGCCGGATCTCCTGCTGGATGCGCTGCTCGCTCACTCATAGCCCATGCCGCTTGGCCAACCTAGCCTGGTAGACGCGCTCTGCCCATCCGCGTTTGTAGCCGCGTTGCTGCGCCAGTTTGCGTAGGTCTTCGAGGGACTGAGCGCTGCCCTGCTCGCGTTTGCGCTCGCGGGTGGTCAGCTCTTGCAGCTCGCCCTCAACTACCTTTAGCTCCCTAGTCTCCTGCGGTGCGAACACATGCCCGCAGTCAGGGCAGACCTGCGTGGCGCTCATGCTGGTGGCAAAGCACACGGGGCATACCTTGACGCTTGGAGGGCGGTCGCTATCCCGCTTGACGGCACCGTCCAGCGTCCAGTCGCGTTCTTCGAGGTGATGCCCCAGCCTGAGCGTGTTGCCAACGTGGTCCAGCACAACGGCGGTCTTGCCTGCAGATGGCCTCAGGCACCGGCCGATCATCTGCAAGTGCAGGCCGACTGACTGCGTTGGCCTAAGCAGAATGCACCCGCCGACGCTGGGCACGTCCACACCCTCACCAATAAGTGAGCACGATGTAAGCACCTTGATGCGACCAGTCCCGAGTGCTGTTAACAGGTCGCTGCGCTGGTCAGTGGTCATGGTGCCGTCAATGCTGGCAGCTGCAATCCCCTGACTCATGAATAAGCGTGCAACCGCCTCGGCATGCGCCACCGAGCAGCAGAACGCAATAGCGGTCTGGCCTGCTAGATGCTTGCGGTAGTGACTGCAGCAGTCGCCCATGATGGTGCCGACACGCTGCTCGGCCTCCTTGGTGTCAAAGTCACCCATGCGCTTACGCAGCCCGGTGGCATTGAACCCCGGCGGTGCTAGGACACGGGCGCTAGCGAGGTAGCCGTTATCGGTCAGCCAAGCAGCGCTGGGTCCCTGGACAATGGCCTCATAGTGGTCGCCAAGCCCGCGTCCGTCGCCTCGTACCGGGGTCGCTGTAACTCCTAAAACGTGCGCTGTTTGGAAATGGCGAATAACCGATGCCCACTGGCCAGCATTGGTGTGGTGCGCTTCATCCACCACCAGGAGCTGAAAGAACTCTCCCGGCAGTTTGTGCAGCCTGCGGGCAAGGGTCTGGACGCTGGCAACCTGCACCGCATGGCTTAGGTCCATGCTGCGGCCTGCAGCAATGCGGCCATGACTGACGCCCATGCTGGTGAGCGCTCGGCTGGCCTGGTCTAGCAGTTCAGCCCTATGCACCAGGATGCAGACGCGGTTGCCCTTTTTGGCGGCAGCTTGGGCGATGTAGCTAAAGCACACCGTTTTGCCGCCGCCGGTTGGCAGGACTGCTAGCACCGTGCGCTTGCCGAGTTGGTACTGCAGGCGGATGTCGGTAATGAGTTGTTGCTGGTAGGGGCGGAGGTTCACACCAGCTCTCCCTGCTTGTGCGACTCAACTGACTGCAGGTTTTTAACCGCGCAGTTGAAGTAGCTGGGCTTCAGCTCAAAGCCGACGAACCGGCGGCCCATCTGCAAGCTGACGTAGCCCTCGCTGCCGATGCCAGCGAATGGGCTGAGCACCAGATCGCCTGGGTTGCTCCATAGCTGCATCCCCCGACGGATCACCTCAAGCTGCAGCGGGCAGATGTGCCTCTCGTCGTCATTGGCGCGGGCGCTGCGGTATTGCAGCGTGTCGGATGGGTTGATGTCCATCCACACCGGGCTGGCGTAGCGCTGCCAGATGTTGATGCTGTCCTTGATGGCGTCGCCTGTCTTGGCTGGTGGGTTCTCGCCAGCGAACTCAGTGAACGGGCCAGCGCATGGTTCGGGGTTGTCGCCCAACTTGCGCACCGTGACCAGATAGTCAGGGATGCCCTGACGGCTTAGGGCTGAGTCCTTACGGATCTGCTTGTGCAGCAGGCCGATCGCCTTAGTGCGCTGCATGGCGGTGACGGGGTCCTTCCAGATGCAGACCTCTGAATGGAAGACAAAGCCAGCAGCTTGAAAGATGCGCAGCATGTCACCGCGAAAATCCTTCACGCCGATGAAGCCGTCGCGCTCTTTGCTGCTGGGCAAATTCATGCAGTGGAAGCTGATCAGCCGGCCGGGCATCAGCACGCGATGCAGCTCCTTGGCCAGGTAGACGAAGTGATCGAAGAACTCCTGGTCGTTGCGGCTGTTGCCCATGTCGCGGTCGCTGTTGGAATAGGTGTACAGCGACGCAAACGGCGGGCTAAAGATGCTGTAGTGGATGCTGTTTGAGTCAATCTGCTTAATGCTCTCAACACAGTCGCCCATGTACAGATCCCAGTTGTCGCCTGACTGGCGCTCGGTGATGTGCGGCGCAACCTGACGCTGGATCTTTTTGAGTTGTTCCATGGTGGTTTGCTTCATGATGGTGACCATTGACTCAGCCATTGCGATGCTGTCCGCTTCCTTGCGGCGGATGTTCTCGATCACGCGGCCCTCGGCTACGTCGTAGATGATGTGCGCATTGACCGGGTGTTGCTGCCCGAATCGCCAGCACCGGCGGATCGCTTGATAGAACGCCTCGTAGCTGTGCGACAAGCCAACGAATGCGACATTGTGGCAGCCCTGAAAGTTGAGGCCAAAGCCGAAAATGCTGGGCTTGCTCACCAGCACCCGAATCTTGCCATCTTGAAAGTCGATCGCGGCACGGCGCTTATGGTCGTCACTGTCACTGCCTGACACCTCAACCGCGCCATCGATAGCAGCAGTGAGCGCCTTGGATTCATCGTTGAGATCACACCAGACCAGCCATTGCTCGGTGCTGTCGTTGGCCAATGCAGCGGCTGCATCAACGCGCATCTGCAGCGATGCCTTGCGCACATGCCGCTGATCGCTCAGGGTGCGGGCTTCCATGGCGAACAGCGCCATCTGGCCAGCGTCGTCCGCCATGGCCTCCCGTGGTGTCTCGACAGTGCAATCTTGAATGGATAACTCGGGCAGGATGAAGCTGCCATCGTCGTAGCCCAGATCTGACGGCTTGCGGATGGTGACGGCCCAGCTGCAGACCCACTCCCAGAACTTGGACTGTGCGTGCCCCTTGAGCCGCCATTTACTGGTGTCGCCGCCGTCATGGACGAAGAACATGGCCAGCATCTCGGTCCTGGTCATCACGCCGATGAACTCGGCATGGTTGCCCAGCTCCATGTGGTCGTTGGGCGCTGGCGTGGCTGAGCAAGCCAGACGAAATGGTGTCTGCGCGAACGACTCGATGATCTGGTTGCGGATCTTGCCGGTGTACGCCTTGAGGATGCTGCTCTCATCGAGCACCACGCCATCGAAGGCGGTCGGCTCGAAGTGGCCGAGCTTCTCATAGTTGGTGACCGTGATGCCTGGCTTGACCTCGCCTTGCGTTGCAGCAAACGCGCACGGGATGCCGAACTTGCTGCCCTCGCGGACGGTCTGATGCGCCACGGCTAGTGGTGCTAACACCAGCACGTTGCCGCCTGTGTGCCGATGCACCTGATGCGCCCATTCGAGCTGCATGGCGGTTTTGCCCATGCCGCAGTCGGCCCAGATACAGAACCTGCCAACGCGGCAGGCCATGGTCACGATGTCCCGCTGAAAAGGGAACAGCGGCGCGGTGAACTGCTGCGGATCAAACCCAGCAGCAGGGCAGGCGGTTGATTTGGAGGCTAGGAAGTCGGAGTAGGTCATTCTTCAGGGTTTGCTTTGTCATAGCGATCAAAAACAAGCCTTACGGCTTCAATCAACACAAAAGGATCTTCAATGCCGATGCTTTTAAGCCCAATTTGTACTGTTTCAAACGTGTCTACGACCTCGGAAATTGGGCTTTTCCATTTATAAGGGACGTGCTGTAGCCGATGATCAAATGCAGTTGTTGGGTCCATAACGGTCATTCACCCTCAAAGAGGTATTTGCTCAATTCAAGCCTGCGAGCATGAATCAGCTTGTGGCAATCAGTGCAAACAGTCCAAAGATTTTCGGGCTCATCACTGCCGCCTTCTTTCAAAGAAATGACGTGATGAGCTTCCAGCACTGACTCATTAGGTAGTGATCCTGGCCTGTCAGGCTCGCGCAAGCACAACTGGCAGAAATCTTTCCCATACTTGTCATGCAATTTTTTATTGCGCTTTGGGCGATCGTTTTTGTTTTCTTGTGGTTTTGGTGCCCAGCCATTAAAGCAATCGCAATCAACGCAAATGAACTTGCCGTAATGGGTCAGCTCAGGCGTTTCCCAAACTTCAATGCTGGTGCTACCGCATTTTCGGCACACCATTGATCCGTGGTCTTGATCCATGCTCCCGTTGGCGTGTGGCCTTGCAAGCGTAGCAGCCCCGGCTACAGTGTGCAAGCACCCAGCCGCCGCAGATGCGATTAGCCCATCCAACACCAGTGCGCCTCAGCCCAGACCAGTTGCAATGGCTGGATGCCTGGCGTGGTGACCGCATGTCCCGTGGTACCGCCATCAGGTTGTTGCTGCAGCAGTCCATGGACCTGCACAGCCGTGGTCTGCTGCCCGCCACTGGGCGTCGTGAGTCATGAAGGACATTGACTTTGAGCTGGGCAGGCAGTTTGTCCATGCCTTGGGCAAGCCTGCTGGTGAGATACGCCTGCGGGCGTTCTACCACGCTGAGAATCCCAAAAAAGCAGGCGATGCAGGCCGCAAAGGCGGCTTCTCGCGCATCCGCATCAACGAGTGGCAGCGCGAAGGCCGCGGCGTTTATGTCGTCATCAACGACGGAGGCGACAAGGACGCCGACATCACCACCTGCCGTGCGTTTTTCTGCGAATGGGACGACAGACCAACCGACTGGCAGCTCACCGCATGGCAAGAACTGCGGCTGCCCGAGCCGACCATGCAGGTGTCAACCGGCGGCAAGTCGATCCACAACTACTGGGTTCTGTCTGAGCCGATCACCATTGAGCACTGGCGTCTGCTGCAGACCCGGCTGCTTGATTACGCCGATGCCGACCGCAGCATCAAGAATCCAGCCCGTGTCATGCGGCTACCAGGCACCTTCCACGCCGGTGCCGATGGTGAGCTAGGCGAAATGTGTCAGATGGTGTCCCATGCAGGGCACCGTTACAGCGTGGCTGACATTGAGGCCGCCCTGCCGTCAGAGACCTATTACCAACACGAGCGGCCGGCTCAGTCCTACGCCGAACCGATCGAGCGCAGCATTGACGAGGTACGCGAGGCGCTTGCGTTTATCCCGCAGCGCCAGCCCGGCACCGGCACCTACCACATCTACCGCAACATTTTCTGGGGGCTGATCAAAGCCTGCGGTGACTCCGACCAGGCCATTGCCCTAATGCAGCAGCACAGCCCCGAGTGGCATGGTCTGCAGCAGATTGCCGGCTCTGGTGGTGATCAAATTAGTGCTGGCACGTTTTGGTACTGGGCGCGGCATCACGGCTGGAAGCCTGCCGTGCCAGCACCACGCAGCAGGCGCAGCCGTGAGACCACAGCAGTAGAGCCTGAGGTGATCAACCTGCAGCTCTACAACAAAACCGACACCGAATGGCTCGATCTGGTGGTGCGCCATGTGTTCCAAGCGCAGTCGCCACGGTGGATCTGCGTTGATGGCGTGCTGCATTGCTGGTGCGGCACCCATTACAAGCCGATTACCGACGAGGAGCTAGCGCCCAGTATCGCTGCACTGCTATCGCAGATGCATGTTGTCGATGCCCGCAACGGCGAGCGCTGCTACCCGTGGAAGCGCCCTAAATACGTCGATGAAGCCCTCGCATGGATGCGGCGGCTGCTGGACCCTGTGCCAGTCAACCCGGCCAATGCGATCAACTGCGCCAATGGCGTGGTGTCGTGGTCATGGGCAGGCCGCAAACTCAATTACGCATTCACGTCACACGATCCAGACACTGCCTTCACCTACGTCACCGCTTACGCCTACGACCCGGAAGCCAACCCCCAGCACCTATGGCGGCTACTAGAAGCTGTCGAACCCGGTGACCGTGACACGCTGCAGCGCATCCTTGGCAGCGGCCTTGACCTGACCAAATACCGAGCCACACGCGGCAGGCCTCGGGCAGTGCTCATGATTGGTGAGGGCAGCAACGGCAAAGACACCATCCGCACTGCCTTGCGCGACACCCTCGGCAGTCGTAATTTCACGTCTTGCTCTCTGGCCGACTTCCGCCAGTACGACCAAGGCCGCAAGTTTCCAATCGCCCCGCTGCGTGGCGCCTCGGTCAACTGGTCCAGCGAAAATAGTCAGTTTGTACATATCGACAACCTGCAGTCACTCAAGGCTGCAATTAGCGGCGAGGAGCTGTCTTACGAACTCAAAGGTGTACAGGAATCCCAGTTTGTGCCGTCGTCGTTGTTCGTGTTCAACCTGAACAAAGACCCGTCGCTGTCCGGTGATCAGGTGGCCATCGAGACCCGGTTCCATGTGTTCAGGTTCCGCAAGACGTTCATGGCAACGCCTACAGAATCAAGCCACATTCAAGCGGATCCACGGTTAAAGGATGACCCCGACTTCATCCAGCAGCAGATATGCCCAGCGTTTCTCAATTGGCTGCTAGAAGGCTTGTCTTTGGCTATCGAATATGGCATCGACTACAGCTCAGGTCGGCAGGCCATGGAGGATGTCAGGCGTGCAAGTTGTCACCTCTGGGAGTTCTGCGATGCCATTGGATTGCACCATGAGGAAGGTGCAACAGTATCCGTAAAGCGCGTCTGGGAAGCATTGCAAACCTGGTACAGAGATGAGGGGTATTTAGATAAGAATGACCGCTGGCTTATGGATCCACCGACCGACCGGACGGTCAAGGCGCCACGACTGCTGGTGCCGGCGCTGCGGCAGATCTTCCCAAAACTTGCGTCCGCCAGAGGCGGCAAATCCCGTGACCGTCTTATCGAGGGTCTCAGGATGGACGCATGGTGAGACGGTTGGCGGACGCAACTTGCGTCACGGCGGACGCTAGGCGGACGCAAATGGCGGACGCAAAAACCCTGTCTCTATCTATCTTTTTACCTTGGCGGACGCAAATAGGGGATAAATATCGTGTATAGAAAAACGGGAGGGGGGAAGGTGTAGAACGTATAGGGGGGGTAAGGGAAAAACCCGATTTTGCGTCCTCCCTTGCTACGACTAGGTTTTTTGCGTCCGCCTATGGCTCACTTGCGTCCGCCATCACTGAGATCCCTGTCCTACACTGCATTCCTTGCGTCCGCCACCAAATGAAAGAAGTCAAAGTCCGTTTTGAGCCTGCAGACCTCGTGGCGCTGGACCAGCAGGCGGCTATGGCAGGCGTCAGCCGTAGCGAGTTGATCCGCAGTCGGGCGCTTGTTGCGAATTGCGACAGTGGCCTCACCGTGGCGCGTTATCACCGACTAGTGTCTGACGCGCTAGCCAATGTGCGCGGGGACATCCCACGGCGCATGGTTGAGCAGCTTGTCGCTTATGTCATTACATGGATCTCATCAACATCGCAGCCAAGCAGCAACCCGTAATCAACCGGCTCCATGACGCCATGGAGCATGCGCTTGCATACGCCGCTGCCATCCGCGACAATGCCCAAGATGACCAGCAGCCAATCCCGGCTGAACTGGTTGCATCATTCGCCGCTGACTACGAGCGCATTGTTTCCATCCTTACCGATGCCGCCACATGAAACTCATCACCACGCAGGCTGATCTCAGCTATGCGCTACGCACCATTGCTCCAGCCATCAGCACCAGCAACAGCCATCCAATCCTGAGCTGCTGCCTGATTGCTGCCGATGCCGCAACCATGACCGTCACAGGCTTCAACCTGGAACTCGGCATCACGGTGTCCGTACCGGCAGCCATAGACACTGCTGGCACCGTGGCACTGCCGTATCGGCTGCTGGCGGGTCTGGTAAGCCGCATGGACGACGGCGAGCCTGTGACGCTCTCAGACGGCGCTGTGAGCGCCTCCAGCGGCTCTTACGGGCTTGCTGTGGGTGATGCAGCCGATTACCCCGCCATGCCCGTTGTAGAGGCTCCTAGCACCGAGTTGGACCTGACCGCTGGTGCGCGTGCCTGCATGATTGCCGTTAGCACCGACAGCAGCAAGCAGATCCTCCAAGGCATCCACATGGCAGCCGGCTTCATGGAGGCCACAGACGGCCACCGGCTGATGCGTGTGCCCGTAGCGCTGCCCGATGGCATCGACCTGGTTCTGCCAGCAAGCACGATGAAGCTGCTGCAGGATCGAGTCGTCGGCATTGCTGCCGCAGCCGGTCAGGCGGTTATCGATGCCGGTGATGGCGTCACCATCTACAGCCGCATCCTTGATGGCAAGTTTCCCAACGTGGCAGCGCTGGTGCCCGCCGGCTTTGAGCACACCATGACCTTGGACCGGCATCGCTTTACCCGGTGCCTGGAGCGCGTCTCCCTGATCGCAGAGGCGCACAACTCCGTCGTTAAGCTCACCGCCGGATCAGGTGGCCTTGCCATCACCGCTGAGGCCGATGCCAACAACGGCAAAGAGCTGATCACCTACGAAGGCACAGCAACCGGCACATGGGCGTTCAACGTGCATTATCTGCTTGATGGACTGAAGGCCATGCGCCAAGCGGAGACTGTTACACTGTCGGCCAATAGTGCAACAACGCCGGTCGTCCTAAGGCCGACTAGCATGACGGAGCAGACTTATCTCATCATGCCGATTCAAATCCGGGAGTAATACAATGGCGCGCAAGTGCAACAATACAGAGTCTGACCAGCGTGTAAATGCTGTCTACAGCTTGCTCTTGCGTGCACATAGTAGAAGGCAAATCATACAATTTGCAGCGGAGAACTGGGGAATAGGCGAGCGCCAGGCCGATGCTTACATTGCTCGCGCTCGCCAACTCCTATCGCTTGACGCCGAGATAGAGCGGCCTCAATGGCTAGAGGCTGCCGTTGCCAGGCTGCAGGAATATGAGCGTCGTGCATCAGACAAAGAGCAACTCGGTACCGCTTTGATGGCGCTTGAGAAGCAAGCCCGGCTGCTGCGGTTTGAGATGTCGTGAGCCTGCTGTCTGGCATATGTGAACCAGTGCCGCTGCTTGCTTTCATGCAGCAGCAGACGCCAGAGGATACGGGTGATCTAGTTGCGCGTATCAGAAGCGACCTGCACCCTGGGCAGCTTGCGTTTGTCGATGACACTGCAACGCAGATCCTTGGCATCAGTGCGGGGTATGGCGCTGGCAAGACCAGGGCATTGTGCGCTAAAGCCGTGATGCTGGCAGCGGTCAACCAAGGCTTTATCGGCTGCGTGATGGAGCCAACTGGACCGCTGATCCGCGACATCTGGCAGACGGACTTCGAGGCATTCCTTGAGGCGTACGACATCCCGTACACCTTCAGGGCGTCGCCGCTGCCGGAGTACATGCTGCACCTGCCGGGCGGTGACACCAAGATCCTGTGCCGCAGCTTTGAGAACTGGAGCCGCATCATTGGCTTGAACCTTGCCTGGGTTTTGGCTGACGAAATTGACACGGTAACGCCCAGCATTGCCAATAAGGCATTCCCGAAGATCCTTGGCCGTTTGCGGTCTGGCAATGTCCGGCAGTTTGGCGCGGCATCCACGCCAGAGGGATTCCGGTGGATGTGGAACACCTTTGGCAGCGATGAGGCAAAGCAGCGGCCAGACCGGCAGCTCATCAAGATGCGCACGGCGGACAACCCACACCTGCCGCCGGACTTCATCGAGCGACTAGAAGCCAACTACGATCCGAGCCTGCTGCGGGCGTACCTCGACGGCGAGTTCGTCAACCTGACAACTGGGCAGGTGTATGACCGCTTTGACCGCAACAAACACTGCATTGCAGAGCCGCCAAATACTGCATCGGAGCCGATCCGGGTTGGCATTGACTTCAACGTGGGCAACATGTCTGCGGTGATCGCCATCCGGCTGAACAACGGCCTGCTGGTGATCGACGAGATTGCCGGTGCCCATGACACCGACGCTTTAGCGCAAGAGATCCGCCGCCGGCACCCGCAGCAGCAGATCTACATCTACCCCGACGCCAGCGGTGGCAGCCGCAGCACCAACGCAAGCCAGACCGACATCCAGATCCTGGAGTCCTACGGCATGTCGAACCAGTCACCACGCAGCAACCCGCCAGTGCGTGATCGGGTAGCGGCCGTGCAGGCGCTGCTGGAAAATGGCAAAGGGCAGGTGCGTCTACAGGTGGCGCAGGGCTGCCGTCGCGTGATCGAGTGCCTGGAGCTGCAGTGCTACACCGACAAGGGCGAGCCGGACAAGGACGCGGGCTTTGACCACATGAACGACGCGCTCGGCTACCTGGTGTGGCGCGAGTTCAACCCGCTGCACGCTGGCGCTGGCCGCAGCACGGGCGTCAGGCTTTATTAACAAGTGTAACGGGGATTGACCACGGCGGCATGGGGTGTATAGTTGGTTCATCGGGGGCAAGACCTCCGGCAATCAAATCCCACCCATGACCCGCTTTAACCCCACCCGCACCGCCGCCGAGATCGCCGCCTTTAAGGCTCAGAACCTCGCTCAACGCCCCACAGTGGTCATCCTTGAGCCCGTCACCAAGCCCGCCCGCAAGTCGCAGCGTCAAGAGTGGCAAGAGTTTCGCAATGAGACTCTTGACATGATTGAAGCCGCTAAGCGTGAGCGCCACTTCCACATCCTGCCGCAACTGTTCCAGCGGCTCAACACTGCCAACGAGATGCTTGCCAATCAAGCACTTGCATGACAGAAATGGGGCGCTACGGCGCCCCTCTCAACCAAACAGCTATGCGCTTCACCTACGAGCAGTACCGCGCCCAAGGCTTATGGCCGCCGTGTGAGCGTGCTATCTACATCCCCGCTTCATCGCCACATGCTCGCGGCGAGACCTGCACGCCGGAAGGCGAAACCAAAGAGTTTGTCGCCTATGAGCATTACCTAATGCGAACCGGCGGCATCTGGACCACCGAGCTTTGGTGGGTGCCTGTATCTGAATTACCTATCCAACCTCTCCCATGACCACCAACCCCTGGCTCAATCGCTTTGCAGCCCTGACGCTGCTATTCATGATGTACGGCATTGGCATCAGCGTCGGCCGTGACCAGGCTCACAACCACCCGGCCTGCCATCAGGGGCTGAAGCCGTAAACTGACACCATTGTCAGCAGTTAGCGGTCGTGCATAGCGGGTACAACTTCTACGACCGGCCGCTAGCGCAGCGCACCGTATCGAAGGTCAGCGACCCCAACACTGCTTGGTACGCGCAAGAGCCGCACTGGTTGCTAATCGAGGACCTGCTGCAGGGCACCTACGGCATGCGTAAGAAGCATCGCCGTTACCTGCCGCAAGAGCCACGCGAGCTGGACGAGTCCTACGACAACCGCCTAGCCCGTAGCGTCTGCCCGCCGTACTACATCCGCCTTGAGCGAATGCTGGCCGGCATGCTGACCCGCAAGCCCGTCCGACTGGATGACACCGCTGACATCATCCGCGAACAATTATTCGACGTAGACCTGCAAGGCAATGACCTCAACGTCTGGACCTATGAAGCAGCCCGCAAGATGGTCCGTTATGGCCACATTGGTACATTGGTGGATGCACCTGCTAATGGGGGTCGTCCCTATTGGGTGACCTACACGCCCCGGCAGATCCTTGGCTGGCGCACCGAAACTCAAGAAGGCCGGCAGGTGTTGACACAGCTCCGGCTGGCGGAAGTCGTCACCGTCCCCGATGGTGAGTTTGGCGAAAAGTCCGTCGAGCAGGTGCGTGTCCTAACGCCTGGTGAGTACCGCATTCACCGTAAAGCCGATAGCGGTGAGTTCACCGTCGTCGATGAAGGCCGCACCAGCCTTAGCGAGATCCCGTTCAGCATTGCTTACGCGCAGCGGCATGGTTTTATGGAGTCGCGCCCGCCGCTTGAGGACATCGCAGAGCTGAATCTCAAGACCTATCAAGTGCAGTCGGACCTTGACAACCAGCTGCACATCTCAGCAGTGCCAATGCTGGCGTTTTACGGGTTCCCGTCAGCAGCGGAAGAGGTATCAGCTGGACCTGGTGAAGCGATTGCATTCCCTGCCGAAGGCCGTGCCGAGTACATCGAGCCTGCAGGTCGCAGCTTTGAGGCGCAGTTCCGCCGGCTTGAGCAGCTTGCGTTGCAGATCAACGAGCTAGGGCTGTCGGCAGTGCTAGGCCAAAAGCTGAGCGCCGAGACCGCTGAGGCAAAGCGCATTGACCGCAGCCAAGGCGACAGCACCATGATGGTGATCGCGCAAAACATGCAAGACATGATCGACAACTGCCTGCAATGGCATGCGCAGTATCTCGGCAATGCCACTGCCGCCGGCAGCGCCTACGTCAACCGTGACTTCCTCGGCGCACGCCTTGAGCCGCAGGACATCGCCGCCCTGCTGTCGCTGTACACCGCTGGCACCATCTCGCAGGAGACATTGCTCCGGGAGCTTGCCGAAGGCGACGTGTTGGGCGATAACTTTGATGTGGACGAGGAACTGGAGGCCACATCCAATGCGGGGCTTGATCTACCGTCTGCTGGACAAGCTGACAGACTGGCTAGTGGACCTGATGATATGGATGGAGCCGAAGAAGCCCAGGAAACAGGAACTTGATTACACCGTTTGCGACCTGCCTGATGAGGTGCTAGCTGTCATCCGGCTGACATGGTACAAAGACGGCAAAGCCGATGAAGTGGATGAGCTGCGCATCATGGAAGACGGCCAGAACGGTTACGACGCCTTTGCTGCAGCAGTACAGGGTGCATTAACCCGTGGCGCCAATGTAAGCATTAGATCTGGATACGCGCCGCAGCAATTGGGTATCATATAAAAAAAGAGTTATTGCCATGGCTGTTCGCAATCAAACCCGTGACTCTCGTGGTCGCTTTGCCGGCAGTGGTACTGGTGGGGTACTTAGTCGTCCAAAACAGCCAAAACCTCAGCCAAAAGGCGGCAGTATGACGCGTGCATTGCGTCGCGGTCAACGTGATTTATACAAGGCTGAGCAAATGCGCGTGCAATCATTGGGAGGCAATGTTGCAGGTATGCGCATTATTCGTCGTAACATTAAAAAAGGAGCCAATGAAAAAACTGCGGCATCTAGTAAACAAAGCCAAGGATCCGGCAAGGTATCGGACGCATTGCGGGGCACCTTGCGTCAGCTTGCTCAATCTGATGCAAGGTACTTTCGTGAACTTAACAACATTGTTGGTCAGCCAGCAAGTGCAGCACGTCGTGTCGCGGGTACTCGCAAGCCATCGCAAAAGCGTCTTAAAGGCGCATGAGCACACCAGAAGCGCTATACCGCAATGCCATCGACCTAAACAGGTTCAGCAATAGCGTTGGCCGGCGCATCATCAATGCCTATAACGACATCATCATTGATGCGGTCAATCAGCTCCGCACTATTGATGAGCTAGCCGCTCCGGTCAAGGCTGCCAGACTGCGGGCGATCCTTGCGCAGCTAAAGGACAGCCTTGCAACCTGGGC